CTGTTGCCGATGCAGGCATCACAGCCAACCGTCCTTTTTCAAGATTTGCAGCTTTGCCGCGCGTTCAACCGGATCGGGATCACGCAGCGCGATTTGGACAAGCACCCGCGCCAGAACTTCCCGCAGGGGGTCAGGCTGGCGGGGCGCGAGGTTCATGTAATTCGCCCCCGTATTGGAGCGCCGAGTGATGCCAACCAATCGAAGGCAGACTTTCCCGAGAAAAAACACGCAACCTTATGTCCCCGCAAATGGAGGCCATTCATAAAGTCAATTTGCGCTTTACTGAGTTTTCCGGGTCGCCCGTCTGCGGAATACCCTTTGAGTTCAATCCAAGCGACGGAAACCGCGCAATCTGAAATTGTGCTATCGGAAATATCCCAAGCTACAGTGTAGTCAGGAACACCCGCTTTGATGCCCTCTGCTTTTGCCTGGTTCGGATTGCGCTTGCCTGCATTAGCGTTGGCATAAAGGATGACCTTAGGTGCCAACTTGGCAACGTAGGACCGGAACATCTTAGCCCGCTGCAACTCGCTCAAGTCCTTGCGCCCGTCCGGTTCTTCGACCGGGAACAAGGGCACGGGATCGAGCGTTGTTTCGAGGTTGTCGAATGCGCTCATGCCAACACCTCGATCAGCGCATCGAGGTAGTGGCGGGCCTTGCGCAAATCCTCGACACCGCCCTTGTCGGGGTAGCGGGCGAGATACTTGATCGCATTGCCGCGCAGGAAGCCCTCGAACTGCTCGGGCGTCATCCATGCCTTCATTGCGTCCCAGGGCTGGATCGGCTTGTCGGCATAGTGGGTTCCGCCCACCTGGCTATCGCGGGCGCTCATACCGCGCGCCTCGCGATCTCGCGCTGCAATGCGTCGGCACATTCGGCTTCACTAAGGCCGGTCCATCGCGCAACATCGGCGGCGGTGATCCCGTCCAGACTGCGGCGATAGGTAAGCACCTGCACAAGCTGAACGCGGCGGTCCTGCTTCGTGCGGGTAACGGTCTGCGGCCTGCGCTGGAACATATTGCCCCTCCTGAAACTGCGGCGGGCTTTTCACCCCACGGCCCGCCAACGTGGTTCCAATGCGCCCGCCGAAAACATCAGGCGCGAGGTGATTGGTCATCCGTTCTCTGCACGTAAATGCTTCCGCCAAGGGCTGTTCTCGCCAGTCCTGGATTTGCAGTAGGCAAGGAAAGCCTCAGAATTGAGGTTCTCCTTTTGCGTCCCCCACTTGAGGTTTTCGATACGGTTATCAGTAGCATCATCATTTAGATGCATCACAACTGCGCGATCAAATGGCGCAGGCCCGTAAAATGCTTCACAAACCGCTCGATGTATGCGGATATTTCCAAAACGCCGCGAATAAACATTCATGAAATAATATGCGCGGCCCTTGAGGGTTCGCACACCGAATGTCGGCTCCGGGAAGTATCCACGATACCCGCCATGATGCAGTGGAGCGTAGCTAGGCGGCAAAAGGATGCGCCCAATGTTGCTAGCAAGAATCCCTTCAAAGCTAGGGACTGGCTTCCAAATCTCAGCCATCACCAAATGCCGTCATTCGTGGCAAAAGGTATGTCATCGTCGAGATCGTCCGGCACGGTCCTACCGTAATCACCGCTGGCAGAAGGTGCCCCGCGACTACCATCAGGCACGCGGTTGTCCCCGGCAGGCTTCCCGTCCAGCATGGTCAGAATCCCGCCAAATCCGCCAATCACGATCTCGGTGGTGTAGCGATCCTGCCCAGATTGATCCTGCCACTTGCGGGTGCGAAACTGCCCCTGCACAAACACGCGGCTACCCTTCTTGAGGAACCGCTCGGCAACGCCCACCAGCCCATCGGAGTTGATCGTGACGCTGATCCACTCGGTGCGCTCCTTGCGCTCGCCGGTGGCCTTGTCTTTCCACTGTTCGCCAACTGCGAGGCGCAGGTTGCAGACGCGCCCGCCGTTCTGGAACGACTTGATCTCAGGATCGGCACCGAGCCTCCCGATGAACGAGCATTGATTGAGGTCGGCCATATCAGCGCACCTCCGCCACAGCGCGGCCTTTGGCGCGGGCAACCAGCAACACGCGCCGGTGACGCTGCCAGAGCGCACCCAGCAGGGCGCGGCTTCCCATCTCCATGTTCAGCCGGTGGCGTTCATCGGCGGCTGCGGGATTGCACCATGCGTCATGGCGCGACATCGGCTTGCGATAGCCACGCGCCTTGAGCGTGGTGTCGGACAGGGCGGCGGGGTTTTTCATAGCGTAACCTCTTTTCTGATGGCGTCCAGGTCGCGCTCGATGCGCTCAAGCCGCTCTGCATCGGTGGGCGCGACGATGGCGCGCTCCCACAGTTCGCGGATCGGGCTGGACTGTTCGGGAAAAAAGTAGAGCAGGCGCGCGATGCCATCGAAGGACAGCAGCGCTTCCTCGTTGCTGGCAGCGCGGATCGTATCGACGCTGCAGGCCAGAGCCTCACCGAGTTTCGCGCAGGTCATACCGTCGATGGCGCGCACCTTGAGCAGTGCGAGGCTGACCGCGCGCAGGGACATTTGCCTGTCCGGTGCGGCGAGAAAGCCGAGGACATTCGGGCGGCTCGCCATTAGCTTTCCCTGATATGGAAAGGAGCGGACACAAAAGCGCCCCCGGCGCGCTGTTCAGGACCGGGGGCGCAGTTCACGGCGCGAGGGGTATCAAGCGCCGCCTGTGGCTCGTTGGCGGGACGCGGCAGATCGCGCCCGGTGAAATCATGCCGCCAGTGTGTGCGGGCAGCGGTGGTGATAATGGCGGAGTGCATTCACTCGCCCTCCGGTTCGCCGGGGTGCCATCCGTCAGCATCCTCCCAGCCCAGCGGGGCGGTAATGATGGCGAGCGCGAACACGGCGCAGCAGACCATCCAGATACCGGCGAGGTAGATCATGCCGCGCGGCCTTGGGTGGCGTCATCCGGCAGGGGCTTTCCAATCTCCCGCGCGACAAGCCGCAAATGGGCCATGCGCGAGGGAGGGATTCCAATAGTCCTCCAACTGTGGACCGTTGAAACAGGGGCCTCGATCAGCTTGGCAACAGCGGAAGTGCCTCCAAGGTGATCCAGTACGGCGATTGCTTCGGTGTTCATGCGGAACGCTATGCGATAATCGGAAGTTTATCGCAAGCGCAAAGTTGCGATAATCGCGATTGCTGCCGTGCGCGAGTTGCTGGCCGAGCGATTCTATGTTCGATAAAAATGCGATAATCGCAATTTAGGACTTGCGAGACTTCCGATAATCGCATACCAAGCCTCCATCAACACCGATGGAGGCACCAGTGCCCAAGCATCCCTGGAACTATCATAGCCACGTCACCGTCTGCTCTGAATGCGACGGTGCGGGCGTTGTCCACGCGCCCCGCCGCGCTACCATCAACGACCCGTATCCCGAAACCGGCTGCCAGTCCTGCGACGGCCCGCATGAACCGGAATGCCCGGTCTGTGGATATGGCCTCAAGGTGCAGGGCTATGACTGCCTCGCTTGCGATACCGCCGCCTCGCTCTACGAGAGCGAACTAATCGCGTTTGATGCCGACTCCTTTGCCCAGGCGCTTGGCCGTGCGGTGATCGCTGCCCGCGCAGATATGCTGGGGGAGGCCGCGTGATGAGCGCCCCCGACAAGTTCCTGACCGATCTGGCGGGTCTCACCGAGGCTGACAGTGTGCGGATCGAGTGGCGCGGCTACTTCGACGCGGACAACCGCTTCGAGGTTTCTATCGGCCAACTGGACAACACCATGCCCCATGGATGGCGGCAGGGATATGGCACCGGCGCGACCGTTGATGAAGCGATGGCCAAGGCCCGCGCTGACCTGATGGCCAGCCATGCGCAGGAGGCCGCATAATGGCCAGCAAGGTCCGCACCGAGGCCGCGATCCTCGCCAGCTTCACCGCCTTCCCGCCCGTGCCAATGCCGGTCAACGTGAAGGACGAGGCGCAGTTTCCCGAGATTGCGGAAGCTCTCCGTTACCTCGCCAGCAAGAGGGCCGGGAAGTGACCCGCGCCGTTCTTCTCTCCCTCGCTGCACTCATCATGGTTGCAGCCTTCGACCACGCCATGCGCGCCGATGCCGCGCGGCTCTGCGCCAATGACGCCACCGCTTACCAGGAGTGCAGCAAGTGACGATCATCTATCACCCCGAAGTCACCCAAGGCAGCGACGAATGGCTGGCCATGCGTTGCGGCCTGCTGACCGCCTCGGAAATGAAGCACGTTATCACCCCGACCCTCAAGGCGGCGAATAACGACAAGACCCGCGCACACCTCTACGAGCTGCTTGCCCAGCGTATCACGCGCTACGTCGAGCCGATGTATGTCAGCGACGATATGCTGCGCGGTGTCGAGGACGAGTTCTACGCCCGCCAAGCCTATTCCGAACACCATGCGCCAGTCGAGCAGGTCGGGTTCGTCACGAACGACCGCTGGGGCTTCACGATTGGCTACTCGCCCGATGGATTGGTGGGCAAGGATGGCTTGATCGAGATCAAGAGCCGCCGCCAGAAATACCAGGTTCAGACCATCATCGAGAACCTGACCGGCGGCACGATCCCGGCTGACTATGTGATGCAATGTCAGACCGGCTTGCTGGTTAGCGAGCGCGAGTGGCTGGACTTCATTTCCTACAGCGGCGGGCTGCCGATGGCTGTTGTCCGCGTCTGGCCAGATGATGCCGTGCAAGGCGCGATCATCGAAGCTGCCGCCGCGTTTGAGGCCAAGCTGGCCGAATGCCTTGAGATTTACCGTAGCGCGTCGGTTGGGCTGATCCCGACCGAGCGGCGCATTGAACAGGATATGTTTGTATGACGATTATTCGCGTCATTGATTTTGAGACGACCGGCACCGAACCACCAGCTGCCGAAGTGTGTGAAGTTGGCACCTGCGACCTCGATCTTGAAGCCCGCACAGTTCACGCGCCGCGCGCATGGCTTTGCGGTGTGAACTCGATGCCACCCGAGGTTCGCGCTATACACCACATCTCGCTGGCCGAATGTCGGAATGAGCAGCCGTTTGAAGCTGGTGACATGTTCCGCGACATGGATATTCAAGCGATTGCTGCGCACAACGCTGAGTTTGAGACAAAGTTCTTCGCTAGTCCGCTTCCGGTAATCTGCACCTACAAGTCCGCTTTACGGATTTGGCCTGACGCACCAAGCCACTCGAACGGCGCGCTGCGCTACTGGTTGCAGGATCAGGGCAAGATTGCGCCAGATCATGAACTTACCCAGCCATCCCACCGCGCCGGGCCAGATGCCTACGTGACGGCGCACATTCTATTGGCCCTCTTCGATGCAGGCGCGACGGGCAAGGATATGGTCGCATGGACGAAAGAGCCGCGGCTGCTTCCCCGCTGCCCGCTCGGCAAGTTTCGCGGCCAGCCTTGGTCGGAAGTTGAAGCCGGGTTCCTCGGATGGATGCTTCGCCAACCGACGATGGAAGAAGACCTGAAATGGAATGCGGCGCGCGAAATCGAACGCCGCGCCAATGGAGGAAAGTGACCATGAACGACATGACCGCCGTAATTGTCCCCAAGTCGGACCAGATCAACGCGGACGACCTGATTGCAGGCCCGCGCACCTTCACCATTGAAGGCGTGGCGATCAATCCCGGCACCGAACAGCCGGTCAACATCAAGCTGGTCGGTGAACCGCGCGTCTGGCGTCCCTGCAAGTCAATGAGCCGCGTTTTGGTCGCCGCATGGGGGCCGGATGCGAAGGTCTATTCAGGCCGCTCCCTGACCCTCTACCGCGACCCCAAAGTGAAGTGGGGCGGCATGGAAGTCGGTGGCATCCGTATCAGCCACATGAGCCACATCGAGCGCGATATGTTGCTGCAACTGACCGCGACAAAGGGCAAGCGCGCGCCGCACGTTATCAAGCCCCTGCTGGCCGAAGTCGCGCAGATGCCAAAGGCGAAGAACGATGCGCCCGACCCCGCGCGCAAGTGGGCCGCCGCCTACATCGCAAAGGTGGGCGAGGCGCAGACCATCGAAGCGCTCAACGCCTTTGCCAACGAGAAGGCGGCAAGGCTGGCCGAACTCGAGGCCAAGCGCGGCGACCTTCACGTCGAATGCCTCCACGCGCTCGACAACAAGCGCGCGGCCCTCTCGTTCGAGCCGGAAGGCAAGCCCGACGCCGACATGGGCGAAGGCTTCACCGATGATGAGGGGTTTGGGGAATGATCTGGATTGTCTCAATCGCCGCCGCCGCATCGACTGGCTGGGCGCTGTATCTTTACGCCGTGAACCGGACGTTGGACCGCGATTTGTGCGACATGGCGCGGGCGCATCGGACCATGATGGAACGCTTTAACCGGACCAGCGAGGTCTATGTTGAAGCCTGCGATGCGCTGCAAGCCCTTCGCCGCAATTGCTACGTCACGAACGAGCGCGGCCATCGGGTTCGTTATCGCAACGCCAGCCCCGAAGCGCGGGCGAAGGCTGAGGGGATCGTGAAATGACGATGCAATGGCTGTTGAGCGCGATAGAGATGGGCGCGCATGGTTTTTTTGCCGACAAGGCAATCCTGACCCCCGACATGGCGCGCGAACTGCTCGACCGTAACCCGGCAAACCGTTCAATCGTTCGGAGCCGCGTGGAAACCTATGCGAACGATATGCGCGCTGGGCGCTGGGCATTCAACGGCGAGCCGATCATCGTCTCGAACGATGGCCGGATTACCAACGGACAGCATCGCTGCGCGGCGGTAATCGCGTCTGGCGTTTCCATTGAAACGGCGTTTTTCTTCGGCGTCGATTACGAAACGCGCCAGACCACAGACCAGTTGCGCCCGAAACAGGCAGGCGATTACGAGGCGATGAAGGGCACACCGAACGCAATGGGTTGCGCAGCCATTGCCAAGATGGCGATTGCCTACGATGCAAATCGGTCTGTTGATAAGGCTGGCATAACGCCTGCCGAAACCATGGAATATATCGACGCCAATCGGGCCGAGATTGAGCGCGCCGCAAGTTACGCTCATGCCCGCGCGACAAAGCTGCGCAACATTGCATCGCCTGCGATTATTGGCTTTTGCCACTTCTTGACGCGCCGGGTCCATGTCGAAGCCTCGGACGAATATATTTCCCAAATCGTGACCGGCGCGGGCCTTGAAAGCGGAGACCCAGCGATGGTCGTCCGCAACCGGCTCATTGGGATGGGCAAGGCAACGCGCGCGATCAAGGCTGAAATCATCCTGCACGGATGGAACGCTTATCGTCGAGGATTGAAGCGCACGATTGCAAAGTCGGTCGGCCACCTTCCTGACCTTATCTAACACATTCCACAAGGGAGCCGGGGTTGCCTAACAAGCGCCCCGGTAGAGATTATGACACCCGCAACGATCCGTCAGAGCAGCAACAATGGCACGGCACACCCGCCGCTCCCGAAGCCCCCGAGCATGGCCGAATGGCTGCGCAGGAACGAACGCCCGTCTGTGTGGGCGCGGGTATGGGGGAGGCGCGCTTGATCGACCTAGACGCCATCCAAGCCGTTGCCCAGCGCGTTGAGGTAATTGGCCGCGCCGTGCTGGTGCAGGGCGATTGCCGGGACGTGCTGCCGGTGTTGCCGAAGGTGGATGCCTGCGTCACGGACCCGCCGTATGGGATTGGGGCGGATTCCAGCATGGCAAAATCCAGCGGCTTTCAAGGCGGCGGGATGCTCGCTGCAAAGTCGCATTATGAAGCAACCGACTGGGACAGTGCGCCGCCAGACGCGGACCTTTTGCGCGATGTAATCTCCGCAGGTCGTTGGGCCATTCTCTTTGGTGGGAACTACTTTGGCCTGCCTGCAAGCCGTTGCTGGCTGGTGTGGGACAAGGAGGTCAATGGCGAGTTTGCCGATTGCGAACTAGCGTGGACTAACCTCGACAAGCCCGTCCGCCGCATCCGCCATATGTGGAACGGGATGCTCCGCAAGGGCCAAGAAGAGCGCCACGGCCACCCGACCCAAAAGCCAATCGGTGTGATGAAGTGGGCCATCTGCCACCTACCGCACGGCGAAACCATCCTAGACCCCTTCATGGGCAGCGGCACCACAGGCGTTGCAGCGGTCCAGATGGGCCGCGACTTCATCGGCATTGAGCGTGAAGAGCGTTACTTCGACATAGCCTGCCGCCGCATCGACCAAGCCCAGCGGCAGGGTGATATGTTCATTGATGGAGCCGCCGCGTGAACCCCACTGAAACCCTCTCAGAAGCCCTTGAACGCATCATAGCGATACTTGAGCCTGTCACCCACGGATGGGCGGTTGAAGCGCGGGCGATTGCCATGAACGCACTGGCAGAGGTTAATGCGGAGATGTTGCGGTGAACAAGCTCCGCGTCCTTGATCTTTTTTCCGGCATTGGAGGG